GGGGCCGCCACCGGCAATGAACAGATAGTCTTGCAGGCCGGATTGTGGCGGCATCGACACAAAGCGCAGGCGTTGGCCAGTCATGCCAGACAATACCGCCGTCCCATTACGATACAGGGAGGTGCCGGCGCCTTGGATGCGAGCATCGGCATAGCGAAATAGGGAGTGGGCATCGAGCGAGTAGAGGAGCGTGCTGCCGTCGCGAGAGCGTAGCTGGGGGGTGCGGATGGAGTGGGCACCTCGGGCGCGGCGTACAAACCCTTTCATGGTGTGCTCTTTGCCACCGACAGCCCATAGTGACTTGGAGAAATCGTGCCAGCTTGCGCGCATCAATCACCTTCGATTGGTTCAGTTGTATCTTTGCGAGACTCTTCAATCCGCGCAATCATGCTAAATACCAACCCTTGACATCGGCGATAGTCACCTTTCCAACGAAACTTTTCTACGGTGTCAGCATCGCCGTGATCTCGCAAACCAACAAGCACGAGCGCATCAAATCGATTCGAGAGTTCTTCGATGAGCGCGCTGTCTGTGACCAGTTCAAGGTTCATGGCAAACTCCCTGTAGGAATCCACATCCGTTGCGCGCCATCATACACCAGCACCAGGCCGCCATTGATCGCGATAACGGCTGTGGCGCCGGTACGAGTCTTGATCCTGTTGCCGACCACTGACGAATTCGAGTCATGGAACAGCGGCAGCGAATTGATCCCCACATTGCGCAGGATGATGAGGCGGCCGTCAGTGCCCCCCGCGATGCCGGTCATGCCCGCGTCAGGCCCCACACTCGACAGCTCGAAGTACGTACCTCGCCCTAATGGAAAATTGTGGACAAGATTGTCGATCACACGCCGGGAGGTGTCGGTGGAGGCAGATTCGCCGGGGGATGCCGTACTCGCGGCGACGGCTTCAAGCCCCTGATTGATCGCGAGCAAAAAGCTGCTCATCATCTGAGCTGAGTATTCTTTCGCAAAGGTAAAGGAGATGCGTTTCATTGGATCATGCTCCAGAGCACTTGAGCGAGCTGCGCGCAAAAGTCGCTGAACTCGTCGTCGCGGTGGTTGGATTCGTGGCCGTACTCGCGAGCTAGCACCTCGAAGGCGACTGGCAGGTCCATCCAGTCGGGCAGATCGTTGCGGATCTCGGTGTGCAGCAACAGCACTGAGTAGGGCGGGTAGTCCAACCCCAGTGGCGACCCCCACACGAAAATGAAGTTGTTGGACGGCCGATCGGGGGCTGGGTAGAGACGATAGGTTTTGGCGTCCTCGTCGTCTACGGTATAGGCGACTGGGCGGCCGACCTGATCGCGCCACACCTCAGACTGGGCTTCGAGTGCTCGCTCATTGACAAGATCGAGCATCAAGTCGTCGTAGAACACCGCGAGGAGCTTGACGTGATTGTCAGGCAGCGTGTACTCGGCGGTGCCTTTGGTGAGCGTGACCAGTGAGGCGTTGACAAACCAAGGGTAGCGCGCCAGGTCATCGAGCAAGTGGGCATAGTATTGCTCGACGGTGATGGCGTCGGCGTCACCATTCGACAATGCCGTGACGAGCGAGATGGTGGAAGCGTGGGCCATTATTTACCAATGTACTTGGTGGAAAAAGTTTCGTTGATCGTTAAGCCGCCAACTGATTGCGTCATACGTGAGGCTGGAATATTAGCTAATCCGAGCCCCATCCCAAGGGCCATCGGCATGTTTCCTACTGCCGCGACTGCCATTTGAGAACCAGGCGCGGGCATGGCGATCTGGTTGATGACTTCGACGCGTGTGTCCTCTTTGGGACAATAGCCATCTTGCAACTTCCAACAATAGGTCACGCGCTGCCAATTTGGACCCCACCATTTGCGGGAGTGGGCGTCTTGGACGTATTCATGACCGATTTTGGTGACTTCGATGATAGGACCACAAGCGGTGACGAGCAGCAGTACGAGTGATAGTAAGTAGTTCATTTTAGATACTCCTCCCTAAGTTTGATTTTTCTGTGTAACCGTGCCGGCGCTCACACGTCTCATGAGATCACCGACATGGAGCTTAACCGCGTTGGTGTCTGAGGGCAATGATTCAGCCAAGCGTTTGAGTTGCATGGCGGCTTGGCCGAGGTCGCGTTGTTTCGCTAACAAGATGACTTCGGCGAGTGTGATGATGTAATCGTGGAACTCGTTGGGAAGTTCAAGTTCAGTCGCCTCACCAGTCAATTCGGTGGTGAGTTTGGTGCCGCGCACGGTCACCGTGCCGCCGAGCTGTTTAGCGGGGTAGATGACGAGCAGGTCGCGGCCGATCTGTGTCCAGGCTTCAAAGCGCGGGCCGAGCTTACGCACCCAGCGACGGTCGAGATGGGCGAGCTGGCGAAAATTGGCGAGCGGCACCAAGTCGCGGGCACCATCACGAACAGCGATCACGCGGGTGATGGCATCAGTGCCGGTGAGCAAGCCGCTGATCGTATAGAACTGCTGGAGTGGATAGGTGGTCAGTGAGGTCGAAGTGAGCTTGATCGCGAGTAGGGTGTTGAGCACTTGCTGCGATTTGCTGAGCACGGTGCGCGCAAACTCGCGTGTGTGGGCCAGGCCATGCACATCGCGGACACGCCGGAGAAGTTCGTCGGTGAGGTTCTTCGCGACATCGGGCACAAGGATCTCCTACGGTTGCCAGTTCCAACCGGCGACGATATGTTGGCGAGCGGTGGTGATGTCGCCAGGCATGCCAGCAAAGCCCGCCGTTTGGAGCAAAAAGCTGGTGTCGTCCTGGCCTCGATCGGCGCCGATCATGTCCACGAGGTAGCGTTCCCATTTGGTTTCTTGGGTGCGCATTTCGTTGCGCCAGAAAGCGGCGGCCTCGTTGTTTTTAGCGGGGATGGCTTGCGCCATTTTGTAGCGGTAGAGGTCGATGCTGGCGCCTTCGATGAGTGCCCAAGCCGGTACGGTGGAGGGCAGCACGTCATCGGCGGTTAGGTCAGCCACCTGGCGCCAGTAGAGGTAGAAATAGTTCTCACTGGTGGAGGAGTAGGGGTAAAGTTCGACGCGCTTCACACCGTCCGCTCGTGTAGGTGCTTCTACGACCATGCCGGGACCACCAGAGATCAGAGGGCGTGAAGGGGCCGTGGCGTCGAGAATAGAGTAGTCGCGCATTTTGAGGGGCGGGGTGAACCGGCGCGCAAACACAAAATCGTTGCCGAGGTAGGCGGCTTCGGGATCGACAGGCACCCAGCGCAGCACGGCATAGTAGGTGCCGTCGGTGGAGGTGTCCTCCTCATACGTATTCAACAGCCTGAGCTGGCCGACGCCACCCACCACTTGATACCCGACAATCTCATACCAGTTGGTGCGCGGCCTGATATGCCAGCCCACCAGGTCATTTGACCAAGCCGCCGTTGCGGTGGCGTCACCTGTAATGACCTGGCTGCCTCGGGTGGCGGTGATGGTGCCGGCTGAGATTGGTGCTGGCACACTAAGCTGACCGACCTGCCTGAGATGACGAAGTTTGGTGCGCGTGGCGAGCTGCCCGTAGCGTTTGACGAGCCACTGGACGCCGAGCAAATAGCCTGCATCGGCGTCAACAGTGGCGATCAGTTCGCGGGCGATGTCCTCAAGCGTCCTGGCCACTGGCAACCTCAATCGGGCGCAGCGTGGCAAGGATGTCGTGGTGGCGAAGAATGATGATGGATTGTCCGCGCACGTCGATGGGCACGCCGGTGTAGCGGCCGATCACCACACGATCGCCAAGTTTGACTTTGGGCGATTGCATGTAATGCGTGCCGGGCTCGATCCAGCTCTCCTCGCTCACATCGATCACTGTGCCGATGTGGGACTCGCCTTTGGCTGAGTCAGGCTTGAGAATGAGCTGGTCTTTGCCGACGAACTGTTCGGGGTCGTCGATCACCACCGCCACCTTGCCAGGCATGACCGACAAGATGGCGTCAGCGAGGATTTGCTTGCGAGCGAGTAGCGTGTCCATAGCGATTAGAGTTCCTGCGCAAAAAGGACCCAATCAAGGGTCATGGTTTGTGAGGCGCCCAAAATCCCAATGATCGGCTGGAGAATGTCGCCGGTCGTGGGGATGTTGGCGGTGCCTGCGACGATTACTTTGGTGGTGAGCGCGGCGCCGTTCTGGTAAGGCATGATGTTGCCGAGTTCATCGACCATAAAGCCAAGGGTCGTGTAGGTATCATCGACCAAGGTGCCGCTGGTGGAGGTTTTCTCGGTGCTTGTACCGTCCTTGCGAGCATGGAAATCAAGCACCGTGGCAGCGGCGGCTTTCTCAAAAAAGATCCCATCGCTGGGGAAGGTGCCAGTCGTCGAAGGTGAGGTGTCCGGTGTCGCGAGACCCATGAACATCTCAGTAGACCCGACCGTGCCGACCTTGAATCGCACAAAGAACCACATCCGCTTACCGACCGCGTAGAGGAAATTTGCGCCGGTGGAGGCGGCTCCTCGTGCAAGGGTCGGGTTGCAGTTGGCGGTGGCGTCGGCGGTCAAAACAATGGTGCCGGCCGGGACATCGCCAAGGACGATGGTGGCAGCGCCAGTCGTGCCTGACAGCAGCCAGCCACCAGCCGCGCCTTCTGCGACGGGTCCTTGCCAGCGATGGAAGTGGTCGAACTCACACACCAACCCCTTGTTGCCGACAAACTCATTGTCAGTGGCAAGGAGCTGGTCGGTGATGGAGATGGGCAGACCATCAAAGGGGTGTTTCCAGAGCTTACTGGAATCCCCTTGGTTATTTTTGTAGCGATACGCTGATTGTGTGCCGCTCATGTACGCGCTCCTCCAAACTCACAAAAGGTGATGGGCCGAGCGTGATGACTAGCCAGAGCTGCCGTCAACCCCGAAGTAGCTGCCATACCCTTGCGTGTGTCGCTGATAGACACTGAACACCGCGTTCTTCGTCGTCGGGTCATCCCACGAATCGAACATCGGGCGGTCGCGATACATGAAATTGAGGTCGTGCTCACCCTTTTTCGCCAAGGCCAGCCACGAAGTCGTGGAGGTCTTGTACGGGGTCGAGAAGTACCGCAGTCCTTCAGGCACCACCGAGTTGATCTCGTTGTCGGTTTTGTACGGGGCGCCGGAGCTGCCCAGCACTTCGCGGGCGGTGAAGAGTTGCTCGGGGGCGATGATGAGCATGGCCGGAGCCATATTCATCGGCAATCCGCGCTGGTTGGTCATGCGCCGGAAGCGAGTCACCATGCCTTGGATGGCGGTGACGCTCAGGCCGATGTCAACGCTGGGGCGGTTGGCGCGAGTCGTGCCATCGAGTCCAACGTGGCTGGTCGAACACAGCGACTTGCTGGCATCGAAGCCGGCAAAGGAGGTTGAGAAGGCGTTGTTGACGATCGACCAGGCATCGACCTCTTCACGGTAGCGAGAGCTGCGTGCGAGTTCGCGGGTCATCTGCTCCATGAGGCCGTAGCGTTCGTCACGCCACATTTCCCAGGTGACTTCAAAGGCAAAGCCGTAGGGAACCGCGGTATAGACCTTCGTGGTGCCCATGATCGGGCGATCCGTCCTGAACTGCGACCCTTCGGGCTTCTCAGGCATGGTGCCGAGTCCCGCCATGTTCGCGTCCGTGACCGGGTTCCACTCCATGTCGCTGACGTTGAAAATCTCAGTGAACTGCCGGGGAATCTCTTTGCCGGTTTCGAGATAGACGTTGCGCAGTCCCGGCACGAGCAACGAGCTAGAAAATCCGCGTGTAACTGGGGGCATGGGGTACTCCTCCTTGTTCTCAGTGAACTGCTGGGACTACGAAACCTGGACCTACGTTTGCTGCGCGAGCGTGTCGGCCAAGAACACACACAGGACACGCGCACGGACGGTGGCGTTGTCGATGTCGGACTTGTTCGCGCCGACGATCATGACGCACGTGTTGGTCGTGTCGTTTTCGTCGATGTAATAGTTGCCTGACGAATCGACCTGGGCGGCATAGTCAGTGTAGAGGTTGGCGATGACCAGCGCGTGCGCTTCGTTGGATTGGTCCTCCAACGTGGCCTCGAAAATGTTGCCGGCCGCGAGGACATACTGGCGACGATCGTTGGTCGTGCCTGACGCGGGAGCCGCAGCCACGCCAACAATGTCAGCGGTGTTGTCAGCGCCGGCGACCGCCAGCGTACCAGTATCGCGCTTCAAGATCGCGCCATCTTTGAACGTCTGGGAGGCTTTCTCGTAGCCTTCCATCAGAGGGATGCTCAAGCACGGATTGATGGCATGAAAGCCGAACGCGTTCGATAACAAAGTTGATACGGCCATGGGGCATTCCTCCTAGTGTTGACTACTGCAATCCAACAATCGTGCCGTCTTTGAGGGCCTGGGTGTATTGGGCGGTGGCGGCCATCGTGCCACGGTGCTGCGCGGACATGCGTTGTAACAGTGCTGGGTCAGTGTCAGTGGTTTTGACGATCACGCCTTTTGATTTGCCGAGTTCCTGGAGATTAGAGGTGGCGGCTGAGCGGCGGTGTTCGTTGTCTTGCTGCTCGCGGCGGTCCAGGGCAGCTTTGCGCTTCGCTGGAATACGCATCAAGATGCAGTCGCCGATTTTTCGCATACCACCTGCGATCTCGTGCTCCTTCGATTCTGGCATGTCACCGCAGACCACTTGCCAGCCGGAGACTTTCGCGTAGTTGACCCAGTAGCCGATGTTGTACTGGGAATCGTAGCGGACCCACTTGTACTCGAAACCGGCTTGGCGATTGCTGACATCGAGGCCGTCGAAGTTAGCGATGACTTCGATGTCGTCCTCGAAGGTGTCAGGGTCGATGGAGCCGACCTCGTGGCCTTCGTCAGAGTGCTGCGCCGCGTCCACTTTTTCGGCTAGCTCGTCCTCACGCTGCTTGAGGACTTCGCGCTGAGCATGACCGGCTGCGGGCAGGTCTGCGCCAGGTTGAGGTTGCGCCGTCGTAGGTCGCACGATCTTTTTCATGATTTCAGGCATTGCCGCTCCTTAGTGCTTCATTTTGGGCGCGGATCAGAGGAGCCGCCTCTGCCCACGTTTTGACTTTCATGGTGCGGGAGTAAAGGCGCTGGACCATTTCGTCGGGGGTCCACCCCCAGTTGTCCATTTCGCGTTGCGCTTCGGGGCCGAGGACTTCTGCGACGGTGGGCACGCCAGGCTGGGTACTGGAGTCGCGGCGCTGCATTGAGGGTACAGAGCCGTCGGCGTTGCCACCATTTTCGCGCAGAATCTTTTCGCGTTCTTTGGCCATGATCTCGTTGTGGTGCATGCCGACGACCATGTTGTAAGCCGTAGTGTAGCAGGCAGGATCGGCGCGTTGGGCTAAGGGCACGTTGGCGACGAGCTTATCGATCTCTTTTTCGTACTCTTTGAAGTACGGCATGGCTGGGTTGTTGGCAGCCTGCGAACGGGCGATGGCCGCGAAGTTCGAAAGCCCCTGCACTTGCATCGGTTCGATGTGCTGCTTGATGAGCGACTCGCGCACACTGGAGATGATTTTACGCAAGTTGGTGGTTTTGCCGTTGTTGAGTTCGGTGATGATTTCTTCGTCAGTCGGTTCGGCGACCGCAGCCGGTTGCGGCGCGGCTTCTCTGGTCGCGAATCCTTGCTGAAGTGCGGCGGACATCGCTTGCAGTCCTTCGACCACCTTGGCGAGATCCTCGCGAGTAGCGTACTGGGGTTCAGGCGCGGCTGGCTGCGCCGGTGTGGAGGATTCCGGCTGCGGCTCGTTCGCGTTGGGCATGTCGTTCGGCAGCATCGCGTTGCTCCTTGTCTACTTGTGTGACGGTGTGGACCATGAGATCGATGCCCTCAATCCGCCCTTGGATTTTTGAGATGCCCTCGAAGTTGGTCGCACGGCGAAATTGTGGAGTGGTTTCTTGGATGGCTTGATCGCACCAGAGGAGAAAATCAGCCATCGCCTGCGGGTTCGCCCTGAGATGTGTGACCCATAACGGTGTTGGTTGTGCCATAGAATATGGTGTACTCCAAAAAAGGTGAGCGTGCAAGTATTTTTGCCGAAGTAGCAACGAGTAGGCAATTATACCTCGGCTGGGTTCGGTGGTGGCGTGCCGTTGAAGGGTGGGACGGGTTGGCCGCCGCCTTCGCCGCCCATCATGCCAGGATCCATACCGCCGCCAGGCATGCCGCCGCCCATGGCCATGCCCTGCATCATCATTTTCTGCAATTGAGCTTGCTGCTCGGCTTCGAGGATCTCCTCGCTGGTATCGACGATAAAGGTCTCGGGGTCCTTGAACTGCTCAAAGGTGCGAATGATACGATCGACCAGCTCGCTGGTGGAATGGATAATTTTGAGGGCGGCCGAGCGCAGTTCTGGAGGCGTGGCTGGGTTGACCACCTGAGCCGTGAGTTGGAACATTTTTTCGTAGTAGGGCGCGAGCGTGTTGGCCAACGTGACGGCGTTCTGGCGATCGGCGTCTTTGTTGATGGCCTGCGAGCTGGCGGTGACCAGGATGGCGATGGATTTGTCGAAGCCGGGGTCCTTCAAACAGTCGATGACGAGTTCAGAGACTTGCTGGCCGAGGCGTTGTTTGAGGTGCTGCTCGACAGCAACATCTCCTGCTCGCACTCGCTCGGCATACCGTAAGACAGCTTGACGGACGGCACCCGCTGTCCCCAATCGCACAGAATCGAATGCGGGTGTGAATCGACGATTAGCCTGCTGCAAGAGAGACATCGCAGTGACGCCTGGCGTTCTGTTCCCGAAGGTTTGGTTTTGGGAGGGTTGGGTGAGTTCATTGGCGCCTGTCCTCCGTTCAGCAAGGGAAGTCACCATGCCCTGGGTGGCTTCGAGTGAAGGGTAGATGTCAGAGAGCTTGAGTTCTTTGAGGGTGGTGGGGTCGGCCATTTCGAGATTGCGGCCGGCCCAGATCGACACGGTGCCTGATTGGATGGAGCCGTATTGCGAGGCCCACATGCGACAGTTCGACAGGAATACATTGTCGATTTGGTGATTGTGGAGCGCGGTCATCTCGAACTGGAATGGAGAGAGCATCTCCATCACACCCTGCGCGTAGAACTGGTGCGAGCGAAGCTGATAGCCCATTTTCGTGACCGGGCGCTCGTCGTATGGGGAATAGGAGATGCGCATGGACTTTTGGGAGGTCAGGTCATAAGCAACAAGGAGGTCCTCGTCGATCCCATCTCCGTCGATGTCGTAGCGGGTGTAGATGTCGAAGCACTCGTACATATCGGTGCGGCGGCGCATGTCGCCGGGGGTGCGAGCGAGGTGCTCGCGGCGGTTGGTCATCCAGTCGAGACCGGCGCAGGGCGAGCATTTGGAAATGTCCCACCCTTTGGTTTTGGAGTAGGTTTTCAGCTCACTCTCAGTGCGATAGAAGCGCAAAGCTAATGTTCTGCACTGCTGCACATCATAGAACACCCCACCCACTGCAAACACATCGTCAGGCAGCATGGAGATGATCTTGGGGCTACGCTCGACGACTTTGAAGGCTTTGTGCTTCACGTAGGATTCGATGAAGGGGATGTAGTAGAAGCCGTTGCCGAGTTGGGCAGTGTCAAAGATCGAGTGCTCACTGGCTGGGCGCATGTCGATGTCGTGGATCAGCACGTCGATCCAAGTCTGCATGGCCTTCGCTCGGTCTACGTACTCTTTATTCAGATGGCGGACGGTGATCGGTTGAGAGAGTGTGTAGATCAGGTCGATCATCTGGGCGTAGATCGAGTCAGTCGCAATCGCCCCCAATGGAATCTCGATGTTGCTGGCGTTCTCGACAGGTGTATTGCGGATAGGGGTTTCAGGGACCGCCTCGTACTGACGCAGCAAAGTACGCCACAGAGACTCGATGCTGGTACGGAGCGCCTTGGCCTCGAACAGCTCGGTGGCAAGCCATTGGTCGAAATTGCTGCGTTGCTCGTCAGAGATTTTGAGATCTTCGATAGCGGTATGGAGGGTGATGTCGCGCATTAGAGAGCTGGCTTTGGTTGAGTGTTGGGGTTGATGGCGTTGGCGATGGTGGTCAGCAACGCATAGCCGTTGACTGCCACATCAGGGTGCGCGGCGACGAATGCGGTGATCGAGGGTTCGAGTGCATTGATAAGCGCAATCACAAACGCGGTCATGGCGGGAAGGAATTTGGCAAAGGTTGTCATGGTCAGGGCCTCCTTTCACATCGCATCGCACTGCTCATCAGCGAATTGGGACTTGGATGTGTTGCGACAGATACGACGAAGCCCTTTGCCGAGAATATCTTGAAAGCGCAGGAACTCGATGGAGTGTTGGCGGTTCATGGTGTCGATGGCATCCATGCGTGCACGATTTTCGATGATGGATTGTGTCAGCGTAGTGATGGCCTGAGTGAGCCGTGTTTGATTATCGACGACTGGAGATGGTAGCCAGCCGACATTGACCGCGAAAAATAGAAACGCCAACACGGTGACAGGGCCTAGTGTCACAATCGCCTTCACAATCGCTGGGATGTGTTGCCAGCTCATATCTCGGTCTCTTTGAGCGGGATCGGGATTTCCAGACCGTTCCATATGGTCAATAATTTATTGACGTAGAATTGGTTGACATAGGACCCTTGATTTGTTGGCGAT